AACCCCATCATGCGCTGGTGCCTGCTGAATACGGCGGTGAAATCTACGAACCGCGACGGCATAAACACGATACAGCCGGTAAAAAGCGGGGCGACACGGTGAATAGATGGAATGGTAGCACTATTGAATGGAATGGTAGGAATCAATAATCATTATGAGGAATACATGAACTACATCAGATAGAGAGGTAGGCGAATGGATCTAAGGGGAGCGATAAAGTCAATATTTGGCGGAGATAAAAAAATAACCGCCAGCACATGGAAAGAGATAGGCGGGTATACCTCTTATTTCTCATCTTTTGGCGCGGACGCTTACGCGAACGAAGTAGTGAGGGCATGTATCAGGACATTATCCGAACATACCTCAAAGGCGAACGTCAAAGTCTTACGCGACGGAATGCCTGGAGATTCCGCTATGCAGAAGCTTATCCAGTACCGACCGAACCTTTATATGAACGGCAAGGACTTCTTATACAAAACAAGGACTTTGCTCGAGATAAACAATGTTGCATTTATCTATATAATGCGCGACGAATTAGGAAGATTTACAGGATTATATCCGATGCCGAAAGCGCAGTATGAGGCAGTCGAATTCGAGGGCAGGCTGTATATCACATTCAGATTCGGTTCAGGCAGTGTGCAGACGCATTCTTGGGAAGACCTTGCAGTGTTACGCAAAGACTACAACAGTTCTGACATCTGGGGTGATTCTAACTCTCCGATACTGACGAGTTTAGATCTGTTGAACACTACAGGCGAGGGCATGGCAAATGCGATAAAGTCCACATCGAATTTAAGGGGAATACTGAAAACGACCAAATCGATGTTGTCGGATGCGGACAGAAAGAAACATAAAGACAACTTCGTAAACGACTATATGACGATGGCTAACGGCTCAGGGATAGCGTCACTCGACGCGACGCAGGACTTCATACCTCTGTCGCTACAGCCTCAGATAGCGAACTACAAGAACATAGAAGAATTAAGAAACAACATATACAGGTATTTCGGAGTAAACGAGGACATATTGATGTCGAAAGCCGACAGCGACCAAAGAGAGGCATTCTATGAAGCGAAGATAGAGCCTTTCCTTTTGGCATTAAGCCTCGAACTTACAAACAAGATATTTACAAGCAAACAGAGAGGCTTTTTGAATGAAATAATGTTTGAGAGCAACCGCATGTCCTATATGTCAATGAACGAGAAATTGGCTTTAGTGGCTATGGTAGACAGAGGCGCTATGACTCCTAACGAATGGAGGCAGGCATTGAATTTAGCGCCATTAGACGGAGGCGACACGCCAATCAGAAGATTAGATACGGCACCGACAGAAAGCACAGAACAGGGGGCAGAAGATGATAAGCAAGGATAGATTATACAGGAATTTCGAAATGAGGGCGCAGGACGACGGCATGACAGTCGAGGGTTACGCAGCCACATTCGACCAGCCAACCGTAATGTATGAATACGACGGGGTGGAATACAAGGAAGTGATATCAAGGGGCGCGTTCGACAAGGCGCAGATGACCGATGTCGTCATGAATTTCGACCATCAGGGCAAACCTGTAGCGAGGACGAAAAACTCGACCCTTAACTTAACTATAGACGATATCGGATTGAAAATCAAAGCCGACTTATCAGGAACACAGGAATCAAGGACTTTGTACGAGGAAATCAAAGCAGGGTATATCGATAAGATGAGTTTCGCATTCACCGTAGCAGATGAAAGCTACGACAAAGCGACCCATACGAGAAGCATAAACGGCATAAAGAGGCTATATGATGTCGCGGCTGTTTCAATCCCTGCTTATGACAGCACTTCAATACAGGCTCGGTCATTCTTTGAAGCGGAGGCGGAGAGGGAGCGCGCGGAGGCACGTAAACAGCTAGAGCTTGCAAAAGCGAAGTACGCATACATGGAGGTAAATAAATGAAATTAGAAGAAATGAACCTTGAGCAGGTTACACAGAGATTGGCAGAACTTGACGAGGAAGTCAGGAACGCAACCGACGTGGAATCCGTGAACAAGGCAACAGAAGAAAAGAAAGACCTGCTCTCGCGCAAATCCGAGTTAGAAGATCTGGAAACACGCAAGCAGGCAGCGTTGGATATAACAGCGCAGAAAGTCATACCAGTGCAAGTTGAAATAAGAAAGGAAAACAAAATGGAATTTGAAAAAATGACACCCTCTGAAATAAGAGGCACGGAAGAATACAGAAGCGCATTCTTAAAAGGACTGCTCAAGCAGCCTCTTACAGATGTGGAAAAAAGATTAAACGAGATGGCGACAACTGACGCACTGGGCGTAGTTCCGACAATCACACAGGAGAGAATATTCAACAAGCTCAAAGAATATGCTCCTCTGTTAAGCGAGATAACACTCTTGCAGGTACCAGGCAATGTTTCATTTGTAGTCGAAGGCACAAACAACGCAGCCGCTATACACCCTGAGAACGCTCTCATCGTACCAGCAGCTGACGCGACAGTAGAAGTCAAGCTCGGCGGATTCGAAATCGTTAAGATATTAAGAATATCAGCGACAGTCCAGGCTATGGGTATCAACTCATTCGAGAGCTGGCTTGTTGATGTAATCTCCGAGAACATATCCGCAAAAATCGGCTCATACCTTATCTACGGTTCAGGCTCATCAATGCCTGAGGGCGTAGACTACGCACAGGCATGGTCAGACGGAACGACAGCAGTACAGTGGGCGGCAGCAAACCCGACATACGCAGAGCTTATGAAACTCGCAGGATACCTCAAAGCAGGCTATCACCGCAGGGCAAAATGGCTCATGAACAGCACCACATTCTGGACACAGGTACTTCCTGCTTCCGATAACAGCAAGGTCAAGATACTGACCGACGACTTTAAGAGGCTATTAGGCTATCCGATAATGATAGACGACAACTGCGTAACAGGGGATATATTCTTCGGCGACTTCAAGAAACTCGTCGGAAACCTCTCTCAGAATATCAAAGTTGACCGTTCAACTGAAAGCGGATTCGTTTACAACTCCATAGACTTCAGGGGAACAGCGATATTCGACAGCAAGATAGCAGTCGGAGAAGCATTTGTTAAAGGCGCAAAAGTCCTGACAGCAGGAGCATAAGGGGGATAACATGGGAAGATATTTAGGTTCATTGGGAACTGACGCATACACAGGAGAAGTCGAGGAGATGAAACTTGGCAGATACCATGTAGCGGCTTGTCCTCAAAAAGACACAGACGCGGTAATGGCTGCTGTAAAGAGGGTAAAGACGACCGCATGGGTAGCTTCCTATGCGACATTAACCTGCTCTACAAACGACACGATTACTATGACCGCTCCGATGATGGACGGCGCAAAACCGAACGCTGAACTGAAGTTCGTACTTGCTACGGCTTCAGATGATGTATTGGCAGTAACAAAAGGATCAGGTGCAACTGTTGACACTGTGACTATCACATTGGCAAAAACTACACCAGGCAAAAACACTGCCGCTTTAATCCAAGCCGCAATCAGGGCATTAGGCACAGTCAACGGCGTTGACGTGTCGGGCATAACTTGCACAGGCTCGGAGCAATGGGACGCACGGGCAGTCGCAAAGAAAGACGATACCGCAGTAGCTATGGCTCATGGCGTGACAGGCGACTATGACGAGTACATCACAGGCTTCACCAATCCTGGAGTGCCGAGAACTATCACGGCTACATCAGGCGGTACAGCCAACGATATAGGGGCAGTAGCGGTCTATATTTACGGTACAGACTATCAGGATAACGCGATAGAGGAAGAACTGCCATATTTCACAGCCAACTCCGCGACTACCGTTGAAAGCACTCGAGCATATAAGACCGTTACAAAGGTTATGATACCTGCGCACGACGGCGCAGACGCGACGACTTCAATCGGCTTTGGAAATGGCATCGGGCTTCCATACCTGTTAGATCACACGGTCGGCATGAAGCTCGCCATAGGCGGGACGGAAGACTCAAACGCGCCTACATACAATATAGACGCAGACGAGATAAGCAAAAACTACGTAGCAATCAGCGCGTCCACGACATTGGACGGCGTGAAAGACGTAGATATTTATATGTGGATTTAGGAGGTAAATCATGGCGGTAACTCAAGCGTATCTGAACAAATTAAGACGAGCAGTCAGGCGCAGACCTGACATCGACACAGATGCTGAACTGATAGACATCATCAATGAGTGCCGTCTTGACCTTGCGAGAGTAGGGATAGTCAAAGCAGAAGACGAGACCGACAGTCTTATTCTTGGGGCTGTCCGGTGCTATGTCAGATGGAAATTCGGCTTAAATTCGGACGATGCGGAACGGAACAGATTAGGCTATGAGCAGTTAAAGGACGACATGCGGAATAGCGTGCTGTACAACACGGAGGGCTAGATGTATTTCTCTGAAAAAATCACTTTAAGGACGGAAGTAATAACGGTTGACGAGTACGGCTTCACCTCGACCGAGAATGTCGACGTGGAAGTATGGGCAGATAAAGAGTCTGCTAAACGTACTGAATTCTATTCCGCACATTCCGCAGGGATAGAGGTTTCCGCAGTATTCACGGTCAACGATTATTCGGACCAGAAAATCCTTATCCATGATTCAAAGGAATACGACATCATCAGGTCTTACCGAAAAGGCGAGGGCGAGTACGAGCTTACCTGCTCAGATAGGAGGGTGTGATGGCGCAGTTCACCTATTACCCCGATAAAGTTTTTTTGGAACAGTTGAACAAATTAGCTGACGAGAAGCTCATAGAACGAGTGCTTAAAGCAGGGGGAGGCGCGATGGTTCCTATCCTTAAAGCCAATATCCGCTCTGTAGTAAAAAACGGAACGGGGGACTTAGAAAAAAGCGTCAAGGTTTCAAAAATAAAGACAGATAAAGAAGGCAATAAATGTGTCTATATTCTGCCCACAGGGAAGGACAGGCACGGGGTTTCGAATATGGCGAAACTTGCATATATCGAATACGGGGTACGGAGCAAGAACCGCGCGCCGAAGCCTATCGTGTTAAAAGCCATTAAAGACGCTACGCCTGAAGCTGAAAGGGTAATGCAGAAGAAGATAGAGGAGCTGACTCAATGACACCATTTCAATTGATAACAGATGCAGTATCGCCACTAAAAGCATACGCAGACCATAACCCAAAGAAGGAAAGCGAATATGTGGTTTTCAATATCGCTGACGACAGGGGAACGGTTCACGGGGACGACCAGCCTACGCAGAGGGTTATGGCTGTACAGGTGCATTACTACGCACCGCATGGCACAAACTACCTGACCACGATGACCAACATAAGGAACAGACTTGCAGCGAACGGGTTCACTTATCCCGTCGTGCAGGTCCTTTACGAAATAGACACGAACTCGCACCATCTCGTTTTTGAGTGCGAAATAGAATTGGAGGCATAATAAATGGCAAAAATAGGATTGAATTATCCTGTTTATAAGACAGCTACATCAGCAGGAGTAATCGGCAAAGCGATACAGGCTGACGTCACAATCGAGATGAATGACGGCAAACTGTATGGCGACGACGCGCTTGCAGAAGTAGATAGAAGTTTTAAGACAGGCACTCTCACGCTCGGAGTAACCGACTTATCAGACGCAGTACAGTCCGCGCTTTTAGGACACGCTATCGCGAGCGAGGTTATGACAGCCAAAGGAAGCGATACTCCGGCATATGCAGGCGTAGGCTTCTATGGAGTCAAGATAGTAAACAACGTGAAGTACTACAGGGCGGTATGGTTCCCTAAAGTACTGTTCAGCGAACCGGCAGACGCGAATTCCACAAAAGGCGAGTCAATCGCTTTCGGCACGCCTGTAATAGTAGGGACGCTGTTTGACGACCCGACAGACGGCTGGAAGAAAGAGCAGACATTTACAACTTCGGCAGCAGCTCAAGCTTTCCTTGACGCTCTTGCAGGAATAACAGCGCAAGTGGCAACACCGGTTCCGTCAGTAGCGGCTGGAACACACGCAGGAACACAGACAGTAGCATTGACATGTTCTACAGCAGGCGCGACAATCTACTACACCACAAACGGATTGACACCTACCACAGCAGACGACGCATACACGACAGCATTGAGCATCGAGGCATCAACTATGCTTAAAGCGATAGCGGTAAAAGCAGGAATGTCAAATTCTAAAGTTATGGAAGCAGAATACATCATAACAGCATAACTATAAGGGGAGGGTACTCCTCCCCTTGTTTTTCTTAAAGGAGGGAAATGATGATTGATAAAAAGATGAGCATAACGATTAAAGGGGTGGAATTTCCTATGGCATTCAATCTTAATGTATTGGAAGCTATACAGGAGAAATACGGAAGCCTTGACGTTTGGCAGAACAAAATACAGCCGAAAAAAGGAGAGGCTCAGATAAAGGACATTAAATGGACTCTCGTGACATTTATTAACGAGGGAATTGAAATAGAGAACGAGCAGGGAGAGAAAAAGGAACTGCTGACCGAAAAACAGCTCGGCAGAATGATAACCAACGTGAGCGACATAACGAGGTCAATCGCTAACGCGGTCACAGGCGCAACACCAGAACCTGACCCAAACGCATAACGCCCGACGGATCTATGGAAATCAACTTCGCGCTGATTCTGCACATCGGAATGAAGATGGGTTTCACAGAGAAAGAGGTTGGGCGAATGACCTTAAAGAAATGGAAGCGACTATATGACGCATATAAGCTCGTTTTTGACTTAGAACAACACCTTATCAGGACAGGACGGAAATATACGCAACTGAGCGAGGAACCGACGATTGATGACGTTATACCGTTTTAGGAGGCACAAATGACAGGGATAGGACCCTCAATCAGCCTAAAGGGCGAGAAAGAGTTTAGACAGGCTATATCGGCTATAAACAGCGAGATGAAAGTTTTAGGCTCGGAGATGAATAAAGTCACCGCCGAGTTTTCCGACAACTCAAAATCGGTCGACGCCCTGAAAGCAAGGAACGAAGTCCTCAATAAAGAGATAGAGAAGCAGACGGATAAAGTAAGCCTGTTAAAAGGCGCGTTATCAGAAGCG